GGCCACGATTCCCACCGTGATTCCGCCGGACTCGTACTCTCCAGACTCCCTGTCTCGGTCGATCCTGGATAGGAGCTCGTGAAGGTAAAGGGTGCGACTCACCGGGCACCCCCGTCCACGTCGTTACCCTTGATTTCAGAGTCGGCCCAAGTGTCACCCCTCGCAATCGAAGGGTCCCCCTTGCCGCTGGTTAGACGGTAGGTCTTCCCCGGTTCCGGGCGATCCCGGTGGGTTCGATCGAACTCCTCGAGGAAGGCGGGATGGTAGGTTGCGGCAGTCTCCCGCGCAATCTTGCGGACTAGGTCCTTGTCCTTCGCTCCCCAGTCCAGGTCCAGGACGAGGAAGGGAATGCACCAATTGCAATCCTCTTCATACCATCCTCCCGCGACCCGTGAAGGTGCGGGGATCTTGGCATTGCGGGACCGGTCCAACTTGACCCCACCGTGCCCGGCAGTAGTGACGAACCATGCCCCGGGGGCGAGATCTTCAACGGACTGGATCGAGCCCCATAGGGAGCTCCCCCCGATCTTGGGACGACTCACAGGGCACCCCCTTCCGGCGAAGCATCGGCAAGTGTCGCGGGGAGCCGGCCTTCACTTTTGAGTCTGGCGGCACGGGCTTGCAGTGCCACGGGGCGAACCCCGGCGGCGAGTTGGGAAAGCCATCTGTCGGCTAGATCCATCCCCGCATCCGTGAGAGGAAGGGTGAGGGCAGCACAGATTAGGTCCAGGTCATCCTGGACGGGCGCAAGATTGCGCATAGTAGTCACCTTACGTTGTGGCCCCCCCGGCAAAGGGGGGGCCTTGTTGCTTGTTTCCCCGGGGGCGACCCGGGGCACCGGGGAAATCCCCGGTCCAATAGCTATATCGTCGCGCGAGCCGGGAATGGTCGCCATTTCTCGGAATAACTTCACACCGAACAGGACCCTAATACATGACCCCAAAGTACCCCTAATTGCACCCCATCTGGCCCCCTCGAGCGTCGCCAGGATAGCTGCGCTGAAAGAATGCGACCGCCTTCATAGCTGCGCTGAAAGCAAGGGACATACCCTAGAAACCTGCACCCTGGGGAAAGAACCCTAGAATTAACCTCTGGAGTCTTACGCTCAGTGCGCTAGTCTTCGTCTGTCACCTTAGGTGCATCCGCTGAGACCTCAGCTCCTTCGGGAGCCCTGGAATTCGCTACTCCGGTGTGGTCTCGCACAGCGGTTCCTTAAGTTGTTGTTGGCAAGCCCCTCAGTTCGCTGGGGGGCTTGTTTTTTAGTTGGCCTCTTGACTCCGTGGGGTCGATGTCCCAATCTCATTGCATCGTCCCCGTCTAGCGATCGGAGTGACTGGATGCCCGACAACAACGACCCGGAACCTCGCACGGACCCCCTGCTCTCAATCTCCACCCTGGCACAGCACCTGGACGTGAGTCCTAAGACTGTGCGTCGATGGGTGGGCGTGGGTCACTTCCCCTCTCCAGACCACCGCATCCCCGGTGGGCGAATGAGGTGGCGTCAAAGCACACTTGAGCTCTGGCTCGAAAGGACTGCGACGTGACACAACGGAAGCGAAGTCTGGGGCCTGGGGCCCTGGACACCAAGAAGGACTCACTGGGCCGCACCATCTGGGTGGCCCGGTGGACGAATGAGCGCAGGAAGGTACAGAGAGAGACTCTGGGCCTCGACAAGGCTGTAGCCCGGCGAAGGCTGGACGACATCATTGCTGAGAGAGACGCAGCCATGCGTGGGGAACCTTCCCCGATGGGACAGAGGATGCACCTGGAGGAGGCCTTCGAGAGATGGCTTCACATCAAGGGTGCCGAGCTGAAGGAGCACACGGTGGTCGCGTACCGCCGAGAGCTCACCCAGATCCTCTGTCTCATCGGGGACCTTCCACTTCGCGCGGTAACCCTCGAGCACCTGGAGGATGTCCGCACGACTCTCCTGGGTCGAGGGAAGAGCGCGAGGACGGTGAACAAGACGTTGAGCTCCCTGGCATCGGTGATGCTGTGGGCAGTCCGTCGTCGGTACATCACCAACACACCCTTCGATGCCTACAAGCGCATCAAGGAGAACGAGAGTACCCGGGTGCAGCCCGCGCGTGCTCTCACTGATGACGAGGTGCTTCGGCTCCTCGACGCAGCGAGGGAGGAAGACCGCTTCAAGTGCCACACGGTGCCCCTGGAGTGGTCCTTCATTGGTCTGCTGGAGACTGGTATGCGCTACGGTGAATTCCGTCAGCTCCGCTGGTCCGACGTTGACCTTGAGAGGGGAGCAATTCGGGTACGGGCCGAGACCTGCAAGACAGGTGTGTCCCGTGTGATCCCGATCCAATCGGAGCTACGTCGCGTACTGCACCACGCACGGGAGCTCTTATGTGACGAGCAGGCGGTGCAGTCTGAGGTTGTCTTCAGGAACCCGGAAGGCCTCCCCTGGCGGGAGGACTCTGGAGCCCTGAGGAAGCGCATGAATCATCTGCTGGATGACGCGGGTGTACCGAAGAAGGACGCTGACGGTCAGGTGCTGCATCTGCACGCCATCCGCCACACCTTCGCCACCAGACTGGCCAGGGCAGGAGTGCCCATCCAGTTGGCACAGCGAATCACGGGTCACCGCAAGGTGGACGTGCTGCTGCAGGTGTACACCCACGTCGAGGCAGAGACTCTTCAAGTGCAGCTTCCAGACCTTGGAGGTGGGCGGTCTCCTCTATCTCTGCAGGAATCACCCATGGATCATGAGTCCCCCCTTGATGCCAACAGTGCCAAAGCAAGTCTACGCAACGACTTAGACCTCAAGGTGACACCATCAAAGGAAAGCCGGGCCGGTGACTGCAGTTCAGCCCAGCCCAAGGGATCGAATGACCCCCTGTGACCCCTCCTGTCCCACAGGTAGCTCCTGTGGGGTTCGAGGGTAGCGGTGGGGTGGCCGGGGCGGGGTTGACTCCCCTCCTGGTCACCGTGCCCAGACAACTTCTCTCCTAAGTCTGCACCCCTTAGCCGGGGCCAGGCTTCCAACAACAGATAGGTGACACATGCGCGGTTCTACCGCCCGGGAGCTCCGTCAGGCAGCTCGTCAGTTCGTCCAGGGTCAGATTGCCATCCCCGAGGGGGACGATGGTCGCACAGCAGCCCACTGGGGTGGTCTGGCCTACAAGACCTGGAAGAGGGACCTCAAGACCCTCCCAGCCCAGCACCGCAGGCTCTACCTCGATCGCCTCTGGGTGCGCATCGGGGGCAAGCGGTGAGGGTGAGCCCCAAGCAGCAGAAGATCGAGACGTACATGCAGGACCGGGCGATCTCCCGGTTCCGTGCGTCCACCTCCAGGGCAGTCGATAGCCGGCGTGAGTCGGAGAGCACTTCAGCCAAGTACCTCCTCGAGGATGCCTTCGGGAAGTTCCTAGCTGAGGTGGACGAGACCATGAAGAAGAGTGCCGGCCAGAAGACCCACCTTCAGATGGCGATCCAGGAACTGAAACCCAGTGAAGTGGCAGCCGTGGCTATCCAAGCCATCATGGATGGGCTCTCCACAGGGGGTCGAGTGGGGCAGATCTCTGGGATCGTGGGTGAGGCCCTGGAGAACGAGGAGCGGATGCGCCTCATCTGGGGTTCTCTGGAGTCATCAGATCAGGGGAAGCTCAAGCGTCTGGTGGGTCGCCGGGTGGCCCCCAGTCTCCTCGCCAGGACCCTGACGAAGATGCAGCAGGACGGGGAGGAGGGCGTGGAGCCTGAGTATCCCCGGTGGACCCGGGGGCTCCGCATGGGCGTGGGGTACTCCCTCATCTGTCTCTTCGTGGAGTCCACGGCCCTGATGGAGTTCCATCTGGTCACCGGCAAGGGCAGGGGTAAGCGCAAGACCACCAAGTACATCGTGCCGACACTGGAGACGGTGGAGTGGTTGGAGCGGTCTGATGCCATGCGGGAGCTCCTCCACCCCTACTTCATGCCGTGCGTGGACAAGCCGGTCCCGTGGAAGAAGGGCAGCCACTATGGTGGGTACAACCTCCCCTACCTGGAGCTCGTCAAGGTCAACGGGAACCGCAGCGACAAGATCGCAGACACCGAGATGGGCAGGGTGAGGACTGCGGTGAACTTCCTGCAGGGGACTCCGTGGTCAGTCAACACCGATGTCCTCGAGGTCTACCGTCACTGCTTCGAGGAGGGCTGGGAGGTCGAGGGGGTAGCCCCCAAGGCTGAGATCCCCATCCCTGAGAAGCCTGACGTGGAGGGTATGGAGGAGGAGGCCGCAGAGGACCTCCTGAAGCCCTGGAGATCCGCCAAGTACCTGACTTTCGTGGAGAACATCCAGCGTCGGGGGGAGCGCCTCAAGTGCTCTCGCATCCTGTGGATGGCCGACACCTACGCCAACGAGGACCGCTTCTACTTCCCGTGGACCTGTGACTTCAGGGGCCGGGTGTATCCCACCAGCTCGTCTCTGCAACCCCAGGGTTCCATGGTGGAGCGGGGCATCCTCCAGTTCGCTGACACCAAGAGACTGGGGACTGAGGCAGCCGAGCGTTGGTTCCTCATCCACGGTGCCAATAGCTGGGGTGAGGACAAGGGCTCCTTCGACGCCAGGGTCTCCTGGGTCACCGATCATCACGCAGAGATCATGCGGGTCTACCACGACCCCCTGAGCACCCGCTGGTGGACTGAGGCTGACCGCCCCTGGGAGTTCCTGGCGTGGTGTCTTGAGTACGGGGACTATGCCCGTGATGGGCTGAACCACCAGTCAGGTATTGCCATCGGGATGGACGGGAGCAACAACGGTCTCCAGATCTACTCCCTGCTCCTCAGGGACCCCGTGTGTGCCGCCAGCACCAACTGTGTCCCCGTGGATGAGCCCCAGGACATCTACCAGGACGTGGCGGATCTGGTGTTCCAGGAGATGCAGGAGGCTACGGAGGGTCCCGGTTGTTTTTGGGCTGAAATTTTCAGCGAGACAGGGCTCTCCCGCAAGGCAGTGAAGAGGCCTGTGATGACCTACGCCTATGGGGTCACCAAGTACTCCTCGAGTCACTACGTCCGCGAGTGGCTGCGGGAGGAGCGGGAGAACATCCACAGGTACGAGGAGATCAACAAGGACCACCTCCAGTGGCTCTACAACACCGTCTGGGACAAGATCCAGGTGGTGGTGAGCTCTGCCAAGGAGTGCATGGAGTGGCTGCAGGACTGCGCTCGACTCTTCAATGCACACGCGGGTCGAGAGATCACCTGGAAGAGTCCGAGCGACTTCCCGGTGATGCCCCGGTACGCCAAGAGACGACAGCGCAGGGTGCAGCTCCGCACCAAGGCGAGCGTCTCGCAGATGAACTACAGGGAAGACATGCCGGGTCTCGACACCAAGAGACACGTCAACAGCATCGCCCCTAACTTCGTCCACTCACTGGATGCAGCGGCACTAGTGGCAACCGTAGAAATCTCAAGGGTTGAAGGTGTAACTCACCTCCAGATGATCCATGATAGCTTCGGTACGCACGCCGCTGATGCCCCCACCTTGGCTACGGCACTGCGACAAGCGTACACCGAGATCTTCACTCCCGATCTGCTGGAGGACTTCCACCGGCAGCTTCAGGAGCAAGCACCCCCGGGTGTCACAATTCCCCCGCCTCCTCACCGAGGCACTCTCGAAGTCAGCGGCCTTAGCGGTGCCGAGTACTTCTTCGCGTAAACAGCAACGATAGGAACGGAATGTCTGCACAGAATCTGACTCGCGTGGTCTCCCCCTTCGGCGTGGCAAGCTGGCCCGCACTCAACACCCCCGACGAGTACGAGGGCAAGAAGAGCTGGAAGGTGGACCTGATCTTCGACCCGGACCCCGAGGTCGATGCGATGTTGGAGCAGCTCGAGGCTGCCTACCAGGAGTCCATCGAGGGTGCCAAGGCGGAAGCCGAGGAGGCTGGCCTTGATGCCCGTGGTCGAGCCCGTGAGGTGGAGCCGAACGACCGTCCCTGGTGGGACGAGGTTGACAAGGAGACGGGGGCCAAGAGTGGTCGCATCGTCGTCCGCTTCCGCAGCAAGGCGGAGTACAAGGACAAGCGTTCAGGTGAGATGCGCCCCATCCGCCTGGAGGTCGTGGATGCCTTCAAGCGTCCTGTCAAGGAGCAGGTAGGTGGTGGGTCCATCCTCCGTGTGATCACGGACCTGAACCCCTACTACTTCAACGGCAAGGCAGGGATCTCCCTGCGTCTCGCTGCAGTCCAGGTCAAGGAGCTCCGTGCCGGCTATGCCAACGTCAGTGATGGCTTTGGTGAGGTCGAGGGTGGCTTCGAGTCCGAGGGTGCTGCGGAGGCCGTCGCTGATGGCGACGACTACTAGGCGGCAGCTCCACCCCGAACTGCCCCCCATTACCCGCAGGCAACTGCGGCAGTCGCATGAGGACCTCCTGGACCTCCTGCATCGGGTAGCCATGTTCGGGGAGGAGCATCCTGAGTACGCACTGAGCCTGCTGGAGTCTCTGGCAGGAGCGGTGGGTGTGGCCCAAGACGAGATGCGGAAGGTGATCCATGGTCAACAGTAGACAGAAGGGCAAGCGGGGTGAGCTCGATGCACGGAACGCAGTGCGGGAGCATTGGACGAGTCCCAAGTGCATCCGAGCGGCCCAGGCGAACGGGGCATTCAGTGCAGACCTACTGCACGCACTGCCTGACACACACGTCGAGGTGAAGCGGCGTAAGCGAGTGGCGGCTACGGACTACCTGCTCCAGGCCGAGACTGACCGAGAGGGCCATGAGATACCGGTGGTCCTGATGAGGGAGGACAACAGACCCAAGTGGGTCGTGATGTTCTACCTCGAGCACACGGACGAGTTCGTCCAGCGGTACATCAGCAACATCTGTGAGGAGAAGTGATGGACACCAGAGACTACGTCAAGCGTGAGGGACCCGAGTGGCTGGCCCTCAGGATGCTCACCGCATACAAGCAGAAGTTCGGTGGAGCCCCCGAGACCTACACGTCCACCTACGAGCTCGGCAGTGGACGCCCGATCCACACCATGTATGTGGAGAGCGGCAAGTGTGTCGAGTGGTGCGAGGGGTGCATCGAGGAAGCTGGGGGGGTGGACGGATGATCTTCTTCTACGACCCTGATTCTGTGGACAACATCCCCAAGGTGCTCGCTATAAGGCAGGGCCTACGCCTGAAGTGGGGAGATAACGAGCTTGTGATCTGCTTCAACGAAGAGACCTACGAGTGGTCCCTTGTGGACCCCGGCATCGGCATGGTCCTACTCAACGGTGCCTACTCCGACCTGGAGGAGTTCGCGGCTGAACTCAACGATTTCTCCATCGATATAGGTCTGGAGGTGATCGGATGACCCCCGAACCCCTACCCCTCCTGGACTTCTGCGTGCGCCTGGTCGTTGTCACCGTCGTGATGTGCGGGGCACTGAAGTACATCCTTCGGACTGTGGAGAACGAGGTGAGACGTGGGTGAAGACCGCGCGTACCGCATCACCGAGAAGGACCTGGTCGGCCTGATCTACGAGTACCGACTGCACAACGCCGACCTGCGCTGCACCTACGACGACTACGGGACGATGGCGAGCGGCATGGCCAAGGTGGGGCGTCTTCTGCTGGACTTTCAGGCCAGGTCTTCGGGCGCCGCGATTGAGGCCGCCAAGCCCCCTGGGTCGGTGGAGGGCGCCGAATGAAGGTGCTAGTGACTGGAGGCCGTAAGTACAGCGACCGCGAGACTGTCTACCGGGAGTTAGCAAACGCCAGCCCTGAGTTGGTGATCCACGGCGGATGTAGTGGGGCCGACCGATTAGCCGGGGAATGGTGCGCAAAGACCGGAACACCCAGCGCCGTGTATGAAGCCCCTTGGGATGCCCTTGGCTACCCCGCAGGGCCTAAGAGGAACTCATGGATGCTCAAGTACAGCGCCCCTGACTTGGTGCTGGCCTTTCCTGGGGGCAAGGGGACTGCGGACATGACCCGCAAGGCGCGTAGTGCCGGAGTCGAGGTGCGTGTAGTTGAGCCCGGAGGAACGCCGAATGACTGACCCGAAGCGATTGCAGCGGTGCCACGGGGTGCTCCCGACCGAGGACTTCGACGACGCCCGCGCCGCCCTGGCCGAACTGGAGGGGAACGATGAATAGCACCCAGACCAGCATGATCCTCGAGCACCTCAAGGCGGGGAAGGACATCACTCCCGCCGAGGCCCTCCACGGGTTCGGGTGTTACCGCCTAGCTGCCCGCATCCAGGACCTGAGGGACTCCGGTCACATCATCCACACGGAGATGGACAAGGCACCCAACGGCAAGAGGTTCGCCAGGTATCGCCTGATTCCTGGGGACTGCCTACAACCCGACCTCCCCTTTGGAGGCTGAGTTCTGCGAGCACCAACCGTGCGACGACTGCGGCTCTAGCGATGCCTGTGCAGTCTACTCGGACGGCCACACCTACTGCTTCTCCTGCGGGTCACACCGTGGGGGAAGCGGTGACCACCAACAACAACGAACGAGGAGCAGCGTGCAGCAATTAAAGGTTTCGCCCGTTCCCTTGCATAAGAGGAAGCTCAGTGAAACTTCCCTTAGCAAGTGGGGAGCGGGGACCACCGAGTACAAGGGCCGTGAGTACATGGCTTTCACCTACCGTGACCGGGAGGGGACCGTCCAGGGCTACAAGCTCAGGGGCAAGGAGAAGAAGGACATGGTCTCCGTGGGCTCCATCACCGGGACCCTCTACGGTGCCAACCTGTGGCGCGACGGTGGCAAGAGGATCATCGTGACCGAGGGAGAGTACGATGCCATGTCTGTCTCCCAGGCCCTCGACCACAAGTGGCCCGTCGTCAGTATCCCCAACGGGACCAGCGGTGCCCGCAAGGCAGTCGCCAAGAACCTGGAGTGGCTCGAGGGTTACGAGGAGGTCGTCTTCATGTTCGACATGGACGAGCCGGGGCAGAAGGCAGCCAAGGAGTGCGCCGAGCTGATGTCCCCCGGTCGAGGGAAGATCGCCAGTCTCCCCCTCAAGGACCCCTCGGACATGCTGCAGGCTGGGCGTGTCAAGGAGCTCACCGACTCCCAGTGGTCCGCTCGCATCCACCGTCCCGATGGGATCGTGAGGGGCGAGGAGGTCTGGCAGGCGATGACCGCCGAGGACAACAGCGTCTCCCTCCCCTACCCGTGGGCATCGTGGGACGAGAAGACCATGGGGATGCGCACGGGGGAACTGGTGACGGTGGTGGCCGGCACTGGTGTCGGTAAGTCTGCAGCTCTACGGGAGGTGGCCTACCACCTCGTCCAGCTAGGGCAGACGGTGGGGTACATCGCACTGGAGGAGAGCGTGAAGGTCACTGCCCTCGCCATGGCGGGTCTCCACTGCAACACCCCCCTCCGTATCCATGGTGCCCAAGCGGTCCCTGAGGAGACCCTGAGGGAGGCCTACGAGGCAGCAGTGGCCCCCATGTACCTCTACGATCACTTCGGGTCGATGGAGTCTGCGTCCCTTCTGGGCAAGGTGAAGTACCTGGCGAAGGCTTGCGACTGCAGATGGATCTTCTTGGATCACCTGAGCATCGTGGTCTCAGGCCAGGAACTGGAGGACGAACGGAGGGGCATCGACAAGATCATGACCCAGCTCCGCAGTCTGGTGGAGGAGACCGGGGTGGGTCTGTTCCTTGTGTCCCACCTGAAACGGCGGGACGGGAGAGCTCATGAGGTGGGCGGGGAGATCACCCTCGCTGACCTCCGTGGCTCTCAGGCTATCGCCCAACTCAGTGACATCGTCATCGGTCTCGAGCGGAACCAACAGGACGAGGAGAACCCCAACGTGTCCACAGTGAGAGTGCTGAAGAACAGGTTCAGTGGTGACACCGGGATCGGTGGATATCTGAAGTACTCCAAGGAGACCGGACGGTTGAGCGAGACCAGCCTGGATGTCCAGGGGTTCGATGATCTGCCCTCCGAGAGTATCACGATTGAGGGTATGCCCGGGGAGGACTTCTGATGGAGTGCCCTGGCTGCGGCTTCAGTCCTGCAGACTCGAATCACATCGGTGACTGTCAGGACCTTGACCTCTGGACGAAGTCCCTGCAGGTCTTCGAGCCTGAACTGTTCGACGAAGACGGGGACGAAGACCCCTATTGGAAGTGGTTCCGTGAGTCGGGGGCTGACCAATGAAGTGGGTAGTCTTCGACCTGGAGACCGATGGTCTCCTTGAGTACGTCCCCCACCTGGACAACAAGATCGTCAGCAAGATCCACTGTGCCTGCTTCGAGGACCACACGGGGCATAGCTGGTCTCAGGTTGCCGATGAGCACGGTGGGTGTCTGGACCTGATCCCTGAGAACCTCGACTCCTACGACTACATCCTTGGGCACAACGTCCAGGGGTACGACATCCCCGTGCTCCAGAAGTTCCTCCCCGGGTGGGTCCCCAAGGCTAAGGTGCTGGACACCCAGATCCTCTCGCGCATGTCGTGGCCCGAGAAGGAACTGAGGGCACGGGACAAGGCTCTCTACAAGGCACAGGGGGAGGCATACATGCCAGCCCCCAAGAGCCCGACAGCGAAGTACCCTCCCCTTGCCGGCAGCTACTCCCTGAAAGCCTGGGGCTACCGCCTCGGCCTCCTCAAGGGTGACTTCGGTGAGACCTCGGACTGGTCTGAGTACACCATAGAGATGCTGGAGTACTGCCATCAGGACGTGAGCGTCACCGTGAAGCTCTGGGAAGCCATCCAGGCCCGGGGCCACACGATGGAATCCATGCTCATCGAGGGTCATCTCCAGGACATCTTCGATCGCCAGAAGAAGCGGGGGGTGACCCTCGATGTCGAGAGGACCCGGAGCCTCTACTCTGACCTCGCCCAGCGTAGGTCTGACCTGACCCAGGAGCTCCACGGGATGCACCCTGGGTGGACGGAGGAGTACGAGACCCCCGTCCGCAAGGAGAAGAAGACCCGGTTCATTCCCTTCAACCCCAACAGTAACCAGCAGATCGCCCGCCTCCTGAAGGAGCGGTATGACTGGCAGCCCCCTGAGTACACACCCAGTGGTCAGGCCAAGCTGGATGAGAAGGTCTTCGAGTCCATCAAAGAGTACCCCGAGGCAGAGCTGCTGCTCCGTGCAGCCCAGCTCAAGAAAGCCATCGGGACCCTGGGAGACGGCTCCCACAGCTACCTGAACTCCGTGAAGGACGACGGCAGAATCCATGGCACAGTCTTCGCTACAGGCACCGCAACGGGTCGCACGGCCCATCGTAATCCAGACCTCAACGTACCCAAGAAGGGAAAGCCCTTCGCCTCCGAGTTCAGAGAGCTCTTTGTCGCTTCGCCAGACCTTACTCTGGTGGGCGCTGATGCCTCTGGTCTGGAGCTGCGTTGTCTTGCTCACTATCTGGCCCGGTTTGATGGGGGTCGGTACACCCGGCAGCTCCTCGAAGGGGACATCCACACCGACAACCAGAAAGCGGCGGGGCTCGAGACCCGTGACCTCTCGAAGAAGTTCATCTACGCCTTCCTCTACGGGGGTGGTGACGGGCTCATAGGGGACATCGTCGGTGGAGATTCCAAGGCGGGACGAGAACTGAAGCGCAGGTTCACCACCAAGACACGGGGACTCGGCCAGCTACTGGAGGGCGTGAAGGCGAAGGCCAAGGAGCAGAAGTGGCTACGGTCGATCCTCGGGAGACGCATGGACATCCGTGCGGTCCACTCCGCACTCAACATGCTCCTCCAGGGCTGCGGTGCAGACGTGATGAAGGTGGCGACCACCCTCATGGACGACAAGATCAAAGGTCTCGACGTGTGGCAGGTTCTGCACAAGCACGACGAGTACCAGTTCGAGTGTGCCCCTGAGCTCGCAGAGCAAGTGGGGGAATGGGCAGTTGAATCTATCCGTGAAGCGGGCGACTATCTGAAGATGCGCTGTCCCCTGGACGGCGAGTACAAGATCGGCTCTAGCTGGGCCGTGACTCACTAACAACAACGACAAGGAGCACTGACGTGCGACGACCGGGACAAGCGTGGGACGATTCCAACTACGACCCACTCCCCCTACATGGGCGTGAGGAGAGCATGGTGGAGCATCTCTACCAAGAGAAGCGAGGAGGGCGGTACATCGCGCATGAGCGGTGGATGACCCGCTGCCTCATGAAGTACATCGACGCTGCTGTAGACCACGGGGTGGACTCGCCGGAGGCCCTGGCTGCAGAGGAGGGCAACGCCCAGGAGGTGTCGAGGAAGATCCAGACCGTCCGTAACATCATCCGTCAGATCGAGAACGGTGCCGACGAGGACTTCAACAAGCGACAGGAGAAGCTCTCATGAGTCTCTGGACCCTACTGATCGACGGTGATGTCCTGGCCTACCGTGTGGCCGCAGCGTGCGAACGACCGTACTGTTGGGACCCTGGGGTGGGCGACGAGTGGTCCCTCCACTCACACATGGAGGACATCCGCGAGGGCATCGACGGTTCCATCGAGCGCATCAAGTACGACATCGAGCACCTCGGGTTCCCCCCGGGTCACATCGAGGTCTACCTGACCGACAGTCACAACTTCAGACGCGAGCTGAACCCGGAGTACAAGTCGAACCGTCGTGGCTCGAGGAAGCCGGTGAACCTCAAGGAGGCCCGTGGTTACCTGGCGAGCAGGTACAGGGCTGAGATGTGGGACAACCTGGAGGCTGACGACTGCCTCGGCATCAGGGCCACTGAGCCGGCAGAGCTCGGGGCGAGGATCATCTGCTCCGTGGACAAGGACTTCCTCAACATCCCTGAGGCGTGGACCTGGGACCCCTGGAAGGACGGGGACAAGCCGGTCTTCACGGGACGGGATGAGGCCCACCAGCACTTCCTGGCTCAGGTGCTCTCCGGTGACCACGTCGATGGCTACCCGGGTATCCCCGGTGTCGGGACGAAGACAGCGAGGAAGCACCTGGACAAGTTCGGCTACCGCTGGCAGTCCGTGGTGGACCTCTACGAGAAGAAGGGGCTCACCGAGGAGGACGCTCTGATGACTGCCCGCATGGCACACATCCTCCACTGGGGAGACTACGACCAGAACTCCGGTGCAGTGGACCTGTGGCAGGCTGAGGGATGAGTGCGACCAGACACATATGCACATGGTGCAAGCTCCGCTACCCCACTGCCGAAAGGGCTTTGCGTTGCTGTGAGGACATAAAGAAGGTGGGTCTCAACTACGGCACCACCCCCAATGGATACCACTGCACGGTGTGTTGGCTGAACTACCCCACCATCGCTGGTGCGGCCAACTGCTGCCGACACCAAGACAAGGAAGCCGACCCCGTCAACTCCCCCTCCCACTACAACCAGGGGAAGATCGAGACCATCGAGATCATCAGGGACAAGCTGACCCCTGAGGAGTTCGAGGGCTACTGCAAGGGGAACGCCATGAAGTACGTCACCCGTGCCCGCCACAAGGGTCGATCCAAGGAGGATCTGCAGAAGGCTGTGTGGTATTTGAACTACCTTTGTAGGGAGGATGACGGTGAGTGACAGCGTCTACCAGAATGCCCCTCCCGTATCTGAGGTGCTCCTGGAGTACCTGGAGGGGCAGTTCCCCGACATGATCCCACGGAATCTGTGGGATGCCGATGACCCCACGAAGCACCTCTACAAGGCTCTGGGGTGGAGAGAGGTGTTGGATCACCTTCGCTCCGTTCATGATGCCCAGAACGAGGATGACTGATGTGTGCAGGTAGTGCGGCTGCGGCCTACGGGGCGAAAGCCACCAAGGATCTCGCAGACTCAGTCCGTGGCGAGATCTTCGGAGCACTCACCCCTGACTTCGAGACCCCCGATCTCCCTCCCCCTCCCGCGCCTGCCCCCCAGGTGCCTGAGGATGACGAGGTGGTGATCAGGGACAACTCTCAGACCTCTGCGGCATCCCGTCGTGGATCTCGGCTGGGCACCAGTGCCCTCCGTATCCCCCTGCGTAACGCTGGACTGAACCAAGGTTACGGCTCCCGCTCTGGCGGGACCGGCATGAACCTCGTCTAGCTCACCCCTCCTCTGGTTCGCTACCTGAGGTTCCTTCCGTTGTTGCGAAGCCCTCCTGGCCCTCGGGTCAGGGGGGCTTTTTTTGATCACCATGGACACAGCGTCAAACCTATACGAGCAGCTCTTCACTGAGCGTGAGCACTACGTCAATCGCGCACGCAGAGCTTCGCTCCTGACGCTGCCTCCGGTCATGCCCCAATCGGGGAGCAACTACAGCGAGGACTTCGTTGACCCCTTCCAGTCCATCGGGGCTCGGGGTGTCAACAACCTAGCGAGCAAGCTGCACCTGACCCTGCTGCCCCCCACGGGGCCCTTCTTCCGCTTCAACATCCCCCAGCGGATGAAAGCGGAGCTCGAGGACACCACCTCTGGTGCCGAGATCCAGGCGACCCTCTCGGAGATCGAGGGGGACATCATGCGCCAGCTCGACCACCGGGGTATCCGGTCCCGTGGTGCGACCATCTTCCGTCACCTGTTGATCTCGGGTAACGCCCTGCTCCACATCCCCGACAAGGGGGACGCCAAGGTCCACCGCCTGGATCAGTACGTTGTGGAGAACGACGGCGAGGGGAACCTGATGAACCTTGTCCTCAAGGAGATGATCAACCCCTCCTTCCTGCCTGAGGAGATCAGGGACAACATGGCCCCTGAGGACGGGGAGGTCTTCGACGGTGGCCCCACCGGTGACCGCAAGAGCGTCTCCCTGTACACCGCTGCGATGCGCCAGGAGGACGGTGGGTTCACTGTCTACCAGGAGGTCCACGGCCAGAGGTTCAACGAGACCACTGACGTGAAGGAGGAGCGGCTCCCCTTCATCGTCCTCAGGTGGACCGAGATGGACGGGGAGAACTACGGACGAGGGTTCGTGGACGACTACCTGGGGGATCTGGTGTCCCTTGAGGGTCTCCGTCAGGCGATCGTGCAGGCCTCTGCTGCAGCCTCCAAGGTGGTCTGGTTGGTGTCCCCCAACGGCACCACCAACTCCCGCAACCTAGCCCGTGCCAAGAACGGTGCCTTCGTGGCTGGCCGTGAGGAGGACCTTGGGCGTCTCGCCCTGGACAAGGGGTCTGATATGTCCGTGGCAGCCAACCAGATCGAGGCTATCCGCGACGACCTCCGTCACGCCTTCCTCCTCAACAGTGCCATCCAGCGCAATGGGGAGCGTGTGACTGCGGAGGAGATCCGCTACATGGCCCAGGAGCTCGAAGACACCCTCGGTGGTGCCTACTCCATCCTCGCCTCGAGCTTCCAGCGAAAGCTGGTGGAGCGCCTGAGGGATCTGGTGGACATCAGTGGGAGTGCCAAGAAGGTCCTGCGCCAGCTCGACCTGACCATCATCACTGGTCTTGAGGCCCTGGGCCGGGGCCACGAACTGAACCGCCTGGACGTGTTCCTTCAGGGTGCCCAGCAGATGCTCGGTCCTGAGGTGGTAGGCCAGTACATCAACCCCTCCGAGTACATGGCACGTCGCGCTGCTGCTCTCAACATCGACAGCAAGGGTCTCGTCCGTTCCCAGGAAGAGGTCCAGCAGGCTCAGCAGCAACAGCAGATGGCATCCATGGCTGAGACGGTGGCCCCTGAGGCTATGCGTCAGATGGGTGCTGCCGCCCAACAAGAGCAAGGATAAGCCATGGCTCGTCGGTCACAACCGGGTGCCCGGAACATCGAATCCATCGAGGTCCCCAACATCTCCCCGGCCAAGGTGGCTGGGGTAGCCAAGAGGGTCACTGATCTTGAGGGTAGCGGTGCGACCCCGTCGTCACTGATCGACGATGCAGCGTCCACCACCACGACCACCTACTCGTCCAACCGGATCGAGTCGGCCCTGGCCTCGAAGGCCCCCCTCGTCCACACCCACGATGCCGCTGATATCGACAGTGGCACGCTGGCAGACGCGAGGGTCGCTGCGTCCAACGTGACCCAACATGAGGCTGCACTCGACCACGATGCCCTCACGAACTACGACGTAGCCGAGCACCGCACCATCAACGATGCGGGGTCAGCCACCACGGACCTGTGGAGTGCCGACAAGATCGCTACGGAGATCGCTGCCGGTGGAGGGGGAGGAGCGGTATCCTCAGTCTTCACTCGTACCGGGGCTGTGGTCGCTGCTGCTAGTGACTACGATGCCAATCAGGTGGACTTCACGCCTGACGGGGACATCGCTGCCATTGATGTCCAGGCTGCTGTGGTCGAGGTCAGGGACGACACTGACGTGAAGCTGGCCGGCAAGGCTGGCACTAGCCACACCCACGCTGCCGCTGACATCACCAGCGGGACCCTGGCTAACGCTAGGGTCGCAGCGTCCAACGTGACTCAGCACCAGGCGGCCATCGACCATGACGCACTGACCAACTTCGTCGCTGCAGAGCACCAGTTGGCGATGAAGGGGACGTGGTACGACACCACCACCCAGGCCCTCACTGCGTCCTATGCCGTGGCTGAGATGGACACTGAGCTCCACAACACGGGGCAGTTCACCCACGATGCGGCCACTGAGTCCATCGAGATCGACGAGGACAGGGACCTCACCGTCACCGTCTACGTCGAGACCACCAAGACCACCTCGAACTCGAACCGCCAGCAGGTCTACGACATCGAGCTTGACACGGGCAGCGGGTTCTCCCTGGTCTGGAGGTTCCGCAGTAGGTCCCGCCTGAACAACTACGTGGACTCCGCGAGCACGACCTTCACCTACGCCTTCAGTGCGGGGGACAAGATCAGGCTCCAGGCGAAGTCCAACAACACCGCAATCAACCTCACCTACAGGTCGATCACTCTGAGCGACTGAACCCCAAGGAAAGACAACAACGATGGCTGAGTACCAAGTACCGGCAGAAGAGACTGGCCCGGTAGCACCGGCTCCTGCGACTGAGTCCAACCCGATCCCCGAGAAGTTCGGTGGTGACGTGGCGAAGCTCGCAGACGCATACAAGGAACTGGAGCGTCGGATGTCCGGTGGTGACAGCGGATCAGAGGTGACCCCTGAGGTCCCCCCTGTATCCCAAGAGGTCACTCCTGATACCCCTGACCCCCAGTCCCTCACGATCGAACCGAAGACCCCTGAGGAGGTCGATCGCTTCCAGGAGTTCGCCCAGCGATGGGCTGAGTCTGGAGGACAGCTCGAGGAGGCTGATCTCGATGCGTTCAGCAAAGAGACCAAGGTCCCCCGTCAGTTCGTGGAGCGATACCTCGAAGGGGAGATGCTCCGTCAGGAGAAGGCAGCGGGACAGATCTTCGATGCCGTGGGTGGACGTGAGGCCTACGGGCAAGCGGTCGCCTGGGCACAGGACAACATGAACCCGCAGGAGCTCGAAGCCTACAACCAGGCTGTCAGCGGCTCCCCCGAGATGGCGACCATCGCAGCTCAAGGGTTGATGTCGCGGTACTCGGCTGCCAACGGGAACTCCCCCCAGCTCCTCCGTGGCACCTCTGGTCAGGTCTCTGAACCTGCGTACACCCACATGGATCAGGCACTCAATGCCATGCGGGACCCGCGCTACAAGACGGACCAGACCTTCCGTGACACCGTGGCGAAGCGGATGAGGAACCTCTGATGCTTGGGTTCCTCCTAGCCCTCGCGACCCTCCAGGGGACCACCCACCCTGAGTGGAACCCGCCGGCCATCGACTTCTCCTCCCGTCCCCTCCCCGTCTTCGAGGAGGAGCCTGAGATCGAGCGGAAGTGGTACGGGGACGTGGCGACCCTGGGGGGACAGCAAGTCACCCTCAAGGGTCAGGTGGTCAACCAGATCAATGGTGTGTCCCCGTGGCGCACAGCGACCTTCGAGGATGTACGGGTGGTGAACCCGGGGTCCATGTTCGCTGTCGGCGTGGACGCTGCCATGCCCCCCCTGATGCCAGGGGAGACCTTCTTCTCCTCCTCCCGTCCCCAGCCCTGGATGGGCTGGATGGCATTCAGGAACTGCTACTTCGGCCCGACCCCTGGTGATGAATCCTGGCAGGGGTACGGGGGGAAGATGTGGCTGCACCCCCAGTCCAACCACTCCCTCTACCTCGTCGGGTGCAACTTCGCCCCCGTCAGGGAACACGCTGTCTATGCGGAGTGGCCTCGCCACATCTACATCGACCAGTGCTTCTTCATGGACACCGGGGGGAACCCGATTCAGATTGCCTCCCGTCTGGGAGACGGGTCCTCATACGTCAACGGGAACCCCCTGTGTCCTCCTGCAGGCTGGAACGGATGGGCAGTCATCCGGAACATCGAGATCCGAGAGAAGTACCACGGCTTCCGTGATGCCTCGGACATCTCGTTCTTCGGCTTCATGGGTCCCATCGTGCTCGAGGGTGTACGCATCCACAACACGGTCTCTGCCCTGGCGATCCAGAGCGACACCT